CAGGTGAAATAATAAAAGGTTATCGAAATTACATTCAATATTCGAGCGACAATGGTATAACTTACTTTGAAACACCTCAAGAATCCTTTGCCGCTCTCATCGACGAAATCGACGGCAAAGGTACATGGGATTCAAATCCTTATGTTTGGGTTTATGAATTTGTTCTAAAAAAGTAGTATGAAATTAGAATAAGAAAAATATTAATCTAAAAAATAACAAAAAATTATGACAACAAAAGAAAAAGCAAAAAAAATGGGAGATGAAAATGTTTTCCCTTTGGAAATAAAAAACGATGAAGTTTCAATAATTCATTATGGATTAAGTTTGCGCGAATATTTCGCAGCCATGGCGATGGGACACATGGCCGGTAATAGCAAATACACTGACATTGATGTTATCGCATCTGATGCGGTAAGGATAGCGGATGCGTTGCTTGAGCAACTTTGCAGGGAGGAATGATTATGGAACGAAAATTAGAACTCAGAGATATTTCCGGCTATTTGCCGTACAAAATTCATTTCATTAATCCTGAATTTGGAGACCCAGATTCTCTGGATGTAGAATCGCTTGAAGTAATTGGTATGCCGGATTTGAATCATTTTCTATTAGATGAACTTGAGGATGAACCCCATATCACAGAGGTGAAATTGGTATTACGTCCACTATCAGACCTCTACCAAACAATCACCCATAACGGAAAAGAAATTATACCGATTGTGGAGTTGGCTTGCAAAGAGAATCTCAATGTAGATTGGCGTGTTGATTATGATGTATGTCAGGCAGAAACGGACGGTATTAGATTTGTTTTCAAGATAGAAGATTTTATTTTGTTTATTGAAGAATATGAAAAAAATATTTTTGATCAAGAATTAAATTCTGATATGTATAACGCAAATATAAGTCAGATTCAACTTTTCGACTACCTCCATGAGTTGAAAATCGACTTTCGCGGTTTGATTGATGCCGGATTGGCTGTAAGTGTGCATGATTTGAAAGAAAATCCATATAAATAAATGAATAATTATGAAAACTGAATTTATAATGTACGCTCCGGTGGATAGAAAAGGATATATAATTGAAAATTGTATCCAATTTCAAAAGGGAATGGTTATCAACAGATTTTTTGGAGGTAAAGAAAAATTTGAAGTCGGTAAAAAGTACGGATGGAAAATAAAGAAATTTTTAGTAACATTTGATGAAATATGAAAACGATTAAAGATTTAACTGTTGAAGTAACTTACACGGCAAGTCTGTGTGATGTAGAAGTAAATGATGATGTTTATGAACAACTTATTTCTCTTTATGATAAGCAGGGAAAAATACATAAATGTGATTGGTTTGCTTATAACATACGCGAATCTGATGCTTACGATTGTGAGTATAGAATAGTAGATTTAACAAATAATAAAAAAAGGCATGAAAACAATTGAAAAAGCAGCAGATGAATATATTCCTAAAAATTGGGATTCGCTTGGAAAAATAGCGGATGATGCATTTAAAGCCGGCGTCGAATTTGCCCAGAGGTGGATAAGCGTTGACGAGGAATTGCCGGAAATAAATAATTGTAATTCAAGTAAAAATGTATTAGTTAAAACCAAGGATGGAGATGTGTTAATTGGATACTTATACATAAATGGATGGTTTGCAAACTCACAATATCCTTGTGAAATTACCCATTGGCGGCCAATCGAATTGAAATAAAAAACAATATGAAAACATTCAAAGGAAAAGCAATTTACAATCCTGCCGGAAAAGCCGGTGAATATAGCTATTGGGCGTGTAATTTCTACATCGGATGCAGCAATGACTGCGATTATTGCTATTGCAAGCGTGGCGTATTAGCTCATACATGGAGCAACACCCCAAAGTTGAAAAAGTTCTTCAAAGATGAATATCATGCACTTGAAATCTTTGAAAAGGAATTGAAAGTCAATTTGCCGGAATTACAAAAACACGGACTGTTTTTCTCATTTACCACCGACCCCATGATAAAAGAAACAATCGGATTAACAATGAAAGCAACGGGAATTGCAATTAGAAACAACATTCCTTGCAAAATTTTAACAAAATGTGCAGATTATCATGAATGGAACATGACCATAGACCTTGCAGATGGTATTGCAAAAAGTCTAATCTCCATCGGCTTCACCCTCACCGGTCATGACGAACTCGAACCCAACGCCAGCACTAACGCCGAACGTATAGAAACTATGCGTAAACTCCACAAAGCGGGTTTCAAAACGTGGGCATCAATTGAGCCGGTGATTGATCTTATTAATTCTACATCCATGATAAAACAAACAGAAAAATATTGTGACCTATATAAAATAGGTTTAGAAAGTGGAATGAAATATAATGGAGTTCTTCTATTTAAATGGGTAAGACTTATTAGTAGAAAATTTGTAAATTCAAAAATCTACTTCAAAGACAGTTTACTCGCACAGGCCGAAATTAACCGCTCGGATTTGCCTGCAAACTGCGTTGGCAGGGATTGGAATATGTTTAACGATTAAAAAGATATGAATTATGAAACTTCTGGAATTATGAAACATCTGGAAGAATCTATGCAAATGTCCTGCGTACAGTGGTTTTCGCTGCAATACGGAGAGTTGTCGAGACTTCTTCATCATTCGCCCAACGGCGGAAAGCGGAATGCAAGGGAAGCAGCCCGATTCAAGGCCATGGGAACACGTCCCGGATTCCCGGACTTGATTCTTCTTTATCCCGCTTCCGGCTATTCCTATCTTGCCGTCGAGATGAAAGCCGAAAATGGAAAGCAAAGCGACTATCAGAAGGAATATCAGAAGCTCATCGAGAATACCGGAGCCAAGTATGTCATTTGCAGAAGTTTCGATGAGTTTATGAGAGAAATTAAAAGTTACTTAATGTTTTAAGGTTATGATTATTACGATAGAAGAATACTCGTCCATTAGCAGTTGCAAATGTTATTATAATAGCAATTACAAATGTAGCAAATGACTGAATATCAATAATTTAAATTTGTTTTATACGAATTAATTTACTAACTTTGTATTCGTTAAGACAAATTCGGGATGGATATTCAAAAGACAGTTGAGCATATAGATAGAAATGCGGAATTAGTTTATACAACCGGTAAACTGAAATATCTGTACCCTCTTACAAAAGAATTAAAAACGATATGTGAATCATTAAGAAAACCGTATCCTAAAAAAGAACAATGCGCAGTTAGCATAACAGGTTTGTGCGCTTAACTACCGGTTAAGAGATGGCGTCCGATTCGACCACTGCGCTCAATTAAATAATGTTTACATAATAAATGTTTACAAATGATTAAAGGAACAAAACCAAGGGACAGGCTAATTAAGGAAAATCAAAAGGAATTAATTTGCAGATATAGAGCTAAATCATTCTCTTTTCGTGAAATTTCCGTGTTGGTTTCAAAAGAAACAGGTGTAAACATTTCCCATGAAACAGCTTTTAATGATTACATCAAAGCCTTGGAAGAGGCTAAAAAGCAAGTTGAGAAAACATCTACATACGGACTTATTTCAGAACTCGAAAAATTAGACAGGCTCGAACATCAATATTGGACAGCATGGGAAAAGTCGCTCGGAAATTCATCAAAAAAGAAAATACAAAAGAAAGGCAATCAGGATAACGATACTCAAAAAGTGGTAGAAGAAACGAAACAAAACGGCGAAGTATCTTTCCTGAATGGTATAAAATCCTGTATCGAATTGAGATGTAAAATGATGGGATATATTACGAGCAGTATAGATATTAAAAGCAATGGAAAAGAACTTGAAGCAATAACCGGAATAATAGTAAAATGACAAAAGAATTTGAAAGCTACGACAATGAAAAGCAAAAGGAGGTTTACAGGCTTTGGAAAGACAATGCCGTAACCGACATTCTTTACGGCGGAGCCAAAGGCGGCGGGAAAAGCTATCTTGGCGCTTCATTAATCTTTGGCGATGCCTTAATGTACCCGAATACCTTTTATTTTATTGCAAGAAAACAGTTAATCGACTTGAGAAAATATACGATACCAACAATTTACGAGGTATTCAGGAATTGGGATATTAATTCAAGCTATTGGAACTACAAGGGAAATGACAACTATTTTGAATTGCATAACAAAAGCCGTGTTTATCTGTTAGATGCAAGATATATGCCGACCGACCCGCTTTACCAACGCTTTGGATCCATGCAGATGACGCGGGGATGGATTGAAGAAGCCGGTGAATTTACCATAGAAGCCAAATCTAACTTGCAGGCATCAATCGGGCGTTGGAATAATGATAAATATCAGTTGACTCCTAAATTACTTCAAACCTGCAATCCTGCAAAGAACTATTTGTATAGCGATTATTATAAAAGATGGCGCGATGGAAATCTCGAATCATGGAAACGATTCATACAGGCATTTCCATGCGATAACCATAAACTTTCAGAAAATTACTTGCTTAATCTCGAACGCACATTGAGCCAAACGCAAAAAGAACGCTTATTGCTCGGAAATTGGGAATACGACGACGATCCTGATTTACTGGTTGATTACGATGCTGTTTGCGATTGCTTTACAAATAATCACGTATCGGATATTGGAAGAAAATGTATAAGCGCCGACCTCGCAATGAAAGGGCGTGACCGGTTTGTAGCCGGAAGTTGGAGAGGCTCGGTTTGTCGTGTGGCGATTGACAAAGCATATTCATCGGCAAAGGAAATTGAAAATGAACTCCGTAATTTGATGGATAAGGACGGAGTTGGCAGAAGCATGACAATTGCAGACAGCGACGGTTTGGGACAGTATCTTGAAAGTTACATCAACGGGATTAAGGAATTTCACGGAGGAGCAACGGCATTCGATAATAACTTATACGCTAATCTCAAATCAGAATGTGCTTATAAGCTGGCAGAAAAAATAAACAATCGTGACTTGAAAATAGTATGCTCCGAAAAGCAGCAGGAAATTATCAAAGAGGAATTAATGGTACTGAAAGCCGATAATCTGGTAAGTGATACGCAAAAGAAACGCATCATATCCAAAGAAATAATGAAGCAAATACTGGGTCATTCTACCGATTATTTGGATATGCTGCTTATGGGAATGTATTATTTTTTAATGCCAATAATTAGCCGCCCGAAAGCAAGAACAACTAAACTTTATTGACAAAATGAAAGATAAAATATTAGAAAATGCGGTTTTTGTAAAATAGAGTATAAAGACAAATGATATGAGAATAGATAAAAATACAACGTTCAAAGATTTTGTTTTCTACACAAATCTGTTCAAGATAGAAGAAAGCCAAATCGAATCTCTTTTCAAAAAACTTGAAAAGAAAGGACACCCTCAATCTGTTTTCAAAAAAATTGTACCGGAAAATCTAAACGATTTAACATTGGAACAACTCGTAAAAATTGAATCAATAAAAATAGTTGAAGATATGATGTTTGTTCCGCTTCAAGTTATTTTAGATATAGACAAATTGGATGTTTTGAAATGTAAAGCATTTGACGTTATCCGTTTCAGCCTGTTTGTAAAAAATGAATTGGTACGGATGGGTAAACTCTTTTCTGAAATCAAATACAAACCAAGCGCCGAAGAAATACAAGCCGGAATTAATCAAATCGACAACGGAATATTTGGCACAATGGATTGGTACGCAAAGCGAATGGGAATTATCGACCACGATTATGTAGGCGATGTTAAATGGTGGATTGTTTATAACTGCATGAAAATAGACAATACGAATGCGATGTTTGAAAAGAAATTACATGAAATTTATTCAAAAAAGAAAAAATAATATGAAAAAAATAAATTTAAAAATAACAAAGATTGATATTCCTATTGGAGGTGTACGTATCCCGTATAACTATGAAACCCCATTTCAATTATATTTAGTTAAATCAGGTGGATATACATTTATAGCATATAAAGACGATTATGATTATGTTTATCATCTTCATATTTCAGATTTAAATATTTTAGAAAATTTAGAAAAAAAATGAGAGTTGACGAAAAAATTAAGCAAATAGTAGAATCCATTCCCGGACTATCCTATGAGTTCAACGATTGGACGCGGGCAAACGTAACGCTCGACAATGCAGCGTTGCCGACTTGTCTCTACCTATTACCCGACTCAGGAAATCTATTAAACAAAAATGGAAATTTCCGTGATTACCCTAACGTTTCAATAGCATTCCTCGATAAGGCGGAATTTGACTTTGAGGGAGAAGAAAACGAACCGACAGTAGAACGAATGAAAGACTTTGCAAAGCGCTTTATAATTGCGGTCAATAATTCAAGAATGTTCAACGCTCTCCCCGAAAACATTCTTTATAACGTCGTATATGACAAGTTAGATGTCAATCTTACCGGCGTGGTCATTGAAGTGACGTTGCAGGAATTAATAGGTACTTGCATAAATGATTAAAGATGTTAAAAATATTGTAGTCAATGAAGTTGAAGCGCTCAAACAGCGTATCGCAGCTAACATAGTTTCAACCAAGCAAAACGCATCGGGAAAAACTATAAAAAGTTTAACGATTCAAAGTTCTGATGATAGGGTGACATTATTCGGACGCTCATACTTTGGAACGATTGAAACAGGACGCCGTCCCGGAAAGATGCCGCCGGTTTCAAGTATATTAGATTGGATAAAAGCAAAACCAATTCCGATACCGCCAAAGATGAAAGATACTTCACTTGCTTTTATCATAGCAAAAAAAATTGGGGGAAAAGGAACAATTAACTATCAAAAAGGCGGACGCAACGATGTTTATTCAAATGAAATTCCCGTAACATTGAAAAATATCCGCTCTCAATTAGCCGGTATATTCACCACTGAAATAAAAACAATACCATTAAATTAAGCATTATGACAATAAATTACCCATCAGTTGCATTTGCTTTCAATCCGATAATGGTTGAAATCTCAGATATTCCGGTAAATAATTTTCCGGGATATAATGTCGGAGTGACATTTTCCAATGGAATAGCAATACATAAAATACCTGTTAACGGGAAAATATTATTTGACTTGACAGCAATTGCTCAATCACTGTTTAATAGAAAGGAATTTTATCAAGTAATTGAAAATGATACTATTTTGATGAAAAAACTTGAATTTGAACTTTCTGACTTTCCGACGACAAGTATTTTTAAAAGAGTTTCTATTGACGTCATTTGGGGAGCGTTGGATGTAGGAGAAACGTATAAAAGAACGAAAACGTTAACTTGGTTTAAAAATCTTCCCTTTACTTTTCCGTTGTTTTTGCAGGATTTTCAGTCGTTAAATGTAGAAATAGATAATTTGAATAAACATTTCTATTCATCGTTTAATCCAGGAAAATATAATATTTCACCAATAATTGAAGCAAATAAAAAGGCTGTATTCTCAATAGCTCTTAAACCTATATTAACCGTAAGTCCTTTAGATTTGAAATTTAATGGAACTGGAGAAAGCGAGTCCGTACAAATCATTATTCAGAATCAGCCGGATGCTTCCTATTCCGTTACCGTTCCTTCATGGCTTACCGTGTCGAACCAAACGCAAACGGGATTTACCTTGACCGCGGGAGAAAATTCTACGGGCGAGCAATTAAGTGATGAGGTAGTTGTTACTCTTGATGATTATCCAGACCAGACGCAGACGATTGAAGTATCGCAAGCAATCCTTCCGATTACAATATTAACCTATGATGCAAGTATTGACCAAACGGCTCATTTGCAGTTTATAGTATATTCCGGTTGGCCAAATGATGATTTCAGCACCTTGGTGATAGATTGGGGTGACGGTACATCAACACCGGTAAAAGCAGACCAGATATATCATACCTATCCTGATACAGGAATTTACACGGCGACAATAATCAACATGGTTAATATTCCATATTCGATGTCGTATGGAAGTTTGAATTTGGTAGGCGTTAAGATTTTCGGTTCCATTGAAACAATTAACCCGCTTGCTTTTGCCGGTTGTACTAATTTACGTGACATAAACATTTCAAACGTTTCTATTAAAAGGATTGGTGGAGAAGCCTTAAGAGATTGTATTTATTTATCGGGTATAATTAAATTAAATGATGTTGAGGAAATTAACTTAAATGCTTTTTCAAGAATAGGAAGCGGATATAAAGACCCGAATAATAGCTATTCCATATTACCGAATAGTCCATATTTAACCGTAGATTTTGGAAATTCACCACTTACAACAATCATAGCCAGTATATTTTCAAATGTTTATAATTTACAAACATTAATTTTATCACCAAATACTACTATCATTCAAAACGATGCTTTTTTAAACTGCTGGTCATTGGAAAACCTGACGATTCCGGGACAAAATATGCAAATATCCGGTACCGCATTTTCCGGAGGAGTTCGGCTTCATGGAACGATAAAGATAAACGCATCTTCAATAGCGGACACATCTTTTTCGAATGTGGGTAATTTGAATAATACGGTATCGGAAGAAGGTCTAACGTTTGACTTGTCTGATTCCACTTTTATAACGATCGGAACGCCGATTACGGGAAGTGGAACGAGTGGGTCGATAAATAAAATAATTTATCCGAATACGCTTCAATCAATGATCTCTACATTATATCCGGGAAGTACAATACATTCCTTACAGATGTTGGCTACCGTTCCGCCTAACATAGTAGAAAGCATATTCAACTATATGGCTGCGGACAAGGCAATTTACGTACCGGACGCTCCAAATCCTACTAATCCGGGACAACGCGTAATTGACGATTACAAAGGAGCTGCAATTTGGTCTGGGTATCAATCCATAATCCATTTAACAGTATGAAAATAACAGAAGTAACAAGTGTAAAATATCCTTATGCGTCCATTAAGGCTGATAATAACAAGATATTGATAGAAATAGGAAATATGTATTCCTACGGTACAGAAATTTCATCCGGATATGAATATTATGACCGAAAGACAGGAGAAAAATTAACCTCTCCGAAAAAACTCGAAGCCGGAAACATTATGGAAGTCTGGGATTATGACTCTGACAAGATAAGCACGAATCAGGTATTCAATGCAGGCGAGTATATCCTGAAAGCCGGAATCATTTACAAGGTACTGCTTACTCATTACAAGTATCAAGTGACTGACGGTAATTTCAGTACCCTTTACATTCCTGTGACTAACTTGGACGACGTTCTTTCGGGAAGCATTCCCGAATGGATACAGCCGCATGGAGCGCATGACGCCTATCAAAAAGGCTCGAAAGTAACTTACAACGGCAAGACGTATGTCAGTACTGCTGACAATAATGTCTGGGTTCCGGGCGTGTATGGGTGGGATTTAATAAAATAATATTATGAGAATCGACGAAGAAGAAAAAATAGTCATAACGCTGAATGTCAGCGAATGTACAAAGGGATATTATTTGCGTTGGATTAACAAGCATGGAGAATGGTGCTATTATCTTTTCCAAGGAAACGAGTCAACGGAAATAAAGAACAGTGACGTTAATATTCAACACTTTATCCAAACGGTAGATTTTATTGACGGCTATCATTTAGGGACCAACAGCGTACAGGAAAAAAACATTCAAAAGTCAGTCAAGATATACGCTTCACTCGTCGATGAAGATGAATTTAACCTGCTCATTTCTCTTCCGCAATCAGTCAATGTAGATTTGTTCTGCGGTTATGATGTGGACGGAAAAACGGAATTATGGAAAGGCGTAAACATATCCGACGGAACATTTGCGAAAAGTACTGAAATTTTGAGAGATTTTGAAGCAACGATGCTACTTCCTCAATCATTTAATCAATCGCTATGAAAAACTATGAAATATACATAGACGGGAAACAGGTGGAAATAGACGACAAGTTTGATTTTTCACTGCTTTTCAAATCGTCTGTTTTTACTGAGCTGACAAGCGTACAGTCAAACCGAACGACTACAATCAAGCTTCCGAAAACAATAGAGAATCTGAAAGCAATCGAATTTTCAAATCTTCCTGAAAACGATACGGTTTTTCCATATCGAACAAAAGCGGTTGAAGTATATAAAAACGGAATGCCTATCATTCAAAACGGAAAGGGATATGTCCTAACAATTTCCGACTCGATAGAATTTTGCATCATTTGGGGAGTTGATGTCGATATTAAGCAACTGCAAAATTTGAAGTTGAGGAGTTTGCAGGGTGATGAGTCCATAGAATTTGATGATAGAAAAAATTTTATTTTTAGGCCAGATTATAGATATGGATTTGCATTATCACAGTGGATGAAATTAGATGATGATTTTTCATCAATAACAAGACGTCTAAATACACATCCATTTGTTTCATTAAAATGGATAATAGAAAAAATAATTGAGAAATCAGAAATAAATATTGTAATTCCTGATAATATTCAAGAACCGTTTAATCAACTATGCATTCCATTGCTTGACATTAATATAGGAAATAAAGGATTTATAAATGTGGCAACCTTTAATTTCTATTCAAATTTCAGGTTACTTCTCATTAATATTATTCCTGGATATACTTCAATTTCAAACAATGGAATAAATATACTATCAGATTGTAAAATAGCGTTTGACGGAATAATGAGTTATATTCACGAATTTTCGCAATACCGATGTTATACTGTTTTTTCCATATTTGTAAATAATACGCTTTCGTATGTTAAAACATTTACATTTGAACCAAATGAATCCGGGATTATTTTGAATCAAAATGATACCGTAATGGATTGTAAAAAAGACGATGTGATAACATTTACTTTAAGCGTAACCTATACGGTCTCTTCTCCCCATGGAGGTCAAATCTCACGTCCTCAAACAAATCCAATATTTGTATCCGGAACCGGAGCCATATTAGTTAAAGTAAATCCACAAACTGCAATTGATTTTGGTTCTGATTACCCTATCATTCCAAATCTACCGGATATTTCAGCTTACGAATTACTAAATACAATGAAGGCCATGTTTGGATTGTTCGGGAATTATACCAAAGACGGGATTACGCTATTTTCTATTGACGATTTTTATACTAATAAATCAAAAGCCCCAAATTGGACGGGAAAGGTAATAACCGGTAAAAGTATTGATACGCTTTCTTTTTCGGTAGGAGATTTTGCACAAAAAAACTGGCTGAAATATGCAGAGGACGAAACAGTAAATACTAATGCAGATGCTTATTTGAAATCAGATAACGACCACTTAGATAGTGAGAAAGATATTTATCAGATGAAATTTGCAAGTACGGATAATACAGACATACAAATAATTAACCAATCCGGTATAACATTTCAGGGTAAAGTTGCCTATTTCCCATTTTATACTTACGATTTAGTTAACGAAAAATTAAACACAAACAAACTGTCAAATAGAATTGTAGCAATTATTGATGACGAAAATGAAATAGAACCATACGCTATATTCAGTCAAGATTTATTTTTTGAATTTATAATTCAAAATTTTTATTCATCTTATCAACAAATAATCTATCATCCGAAACTAATTGAAGTTCAATTTCTTTTGACCGATTTAGATATTTTTCAGCTCGACATGATGATTCCCGTTTATCTCGAACAAACCGGTAACTATTACATCATTCAGGAATTAACAGTAAGTACAAACAACATTGCGAAAGCAAAACTAATACAGATGTGACATGGAAAAGGATAGATTAGACATAAGGCATCCACGGCAAACCCGTAAAACGCTTTTTTTGCTCTTTAATATTTGGATAGTCTGGATATTGTTGTTTAATGAGCAAATCCACCTGTTTGTTAAATTCATTCTTTTTTCTCTTACTCAAAAAAAGATAGCGTATCCAAGCAATAAATGCAAGGATATATATGGGCGAACAGATAACTAATAATATGATAAAAAATGTTTTCATATCAATTATAATATACTGCAAAGATAATAAACAATTCTAAATAAACAAAATAATTATGGCAGAAAATCAAGAAATAATATTCGACATTCAGGTTAAAACTACGGATGCAGTAAAAAAAATTGCAGAATTAAAACTCTCGAATGAAGATCTCAAAAAATCTCAAAAGGAGCTTCAAGATAAAATAAAAGAGGGCGGAGACGAAGAGCAAACGTATCGTGAAAAACTTGCAGCAACGCAGGAACAATACAAAAATAATCAAAAGGCAATTCAGGCTCTAAGCAAGGAAGTCCAAAACAATATGACTATCGGTAACGAACAGGCCGGAGTTATAGAAAAATTGAAAGCTCAGTTATCAAATACAACGGCGGAATGGAATAAGTTAACGGAAGCAGAACAAGAGGAAAAAGGAGCTGATTATCAAAAAACAATGGCTGATTTAACCGCAAAATTGAAAGAAGCAGAGCAAGCTCACGGAGATTTTCGCCGTTCGGTCGGAGATTATGAACAAGCAACCGTAAATTTGCGAGCTGAATTAAAGCAGTATGTAGCTCAACTCCAAGAAATGAAACTTGCAGGAAAAGATAATACGGCTGAATTTCAGGAACTAATTCAAAAAACAGCAGAAGTAAAAAAAGCTATTAACGATGTTGGGGAAGTAGTTAAAAACACATCAAAAAACACAGCAGTATTAAGCGGACTCAATGAAGCCGTACAAACGCTTGCGGGCGGTTTTGGATTGTTTCAATCAGCAGTTGGTCTCGCAGATACAGAAAATCAACATTTGAACGATACTATAAAAAACCTTCAAATAGCAATGGCGGCTCTTTCAAGTTTAATTGCTATTCAAAACGCACTTAAAAAAGAAAGCGCTATGATGACGCTTGCAAATAATGCAGCCACAAAAATAGCAACCGGAATTATGAGTTTATTTGGCGTTTCGGTTGTAGTGACAAGCACAGCTTTCAAATTATTGCGAGCTGCTATAATAAGTACCGGAATAGGAATATTGGCTGTCGCCATTGGTGAATTGGTAGCCCATTGGGAAGACTTAACAAAATGGCTCAAAACTTCCACTGACGGAATGAGTGAGTTCGGGAAAGCCATAAATACAGTTAAAGAAGTGGCAATGGGCGTCTGGGAAGTAATCAAAACATACATAATTTCTCCATTCGCAGCTCTTGGCGATATTATGAAAGGTGATTTTATGGGAGCAATGAATGAAATGAAGAAAGGAATTGACGTAGTCGGTAATTATCAAAAGGGAGCAAATGCACAGAGAGTTAAAGATGAACAGGCTACACAACAAAAACTTTTGGATGCTGCAAACGCAGCAAATTCTAAAGCATTGCTCGGTACGGCGGGCGTACTTGAAAAATCGTTGGAAGTGGACAAGGCCAGAGGCGTAAGCGCCGAAGAACTTTATAAGGAAGAAATGGCAATCTTAGATATGAAAATAGCAGGATACCGGATTGCTTTAAACGCCATAAAAGACGTAAACAGCGATGCCTATAAGGAGCAACAAAAAAATCTTGAAGACGCCATGCAAAAAAGAGATGTTACGCAAGCATCAGAAACAAAGCGTCTTGCTGACGTTGCAAAACAGCGGGCGAAAGACGCGGCGACGGCAGCAAAAGAACAGCAACAAAATCAGCTCGATGCCATTCGTCAGATGCAAGATTCCGCATTGGAGCTTGTAAAAGAAGGCGTCGAAAAACAGCGGCAAACAATTATTCAAACCGCTGACCGTCAAATTGAAGACATAAAAATAAAGCTTGCTACCGAAAAAAACCTGACCGTTACAGCCCGCCAAGCGATGAATGACACAATCGTCAATCTCGAACAGAAAAAGATTCAGGACTTGGATAAATTGAATGATGATGCCATTGCAGCCCAAATAGACAAGGAACAAAAGCGAATAGAATTGCAGTTGGCAGCCGTCAAGTCAGGAACGGAAGAAGAATACAACCTTAAAATGCAATCCATAGCCAACCAAAGAGATGCCGAACTTACCGCCAATCGTGCACTCGCCGAAGAACTTCGACAGGACGAAGCCGACATCAATGCCAAGTATGACAAGCAGGTAATACAGACAACAGATGCAAGGAATAAGGAAATATATAATAAACAGTCCAAGCAGCTTGATTTAGAGTTGCAAAACCGTTTGTTACAAGTTCAGCAAGGCAGCTTGGAGCAATATGATATGGAAGTCCAAAACGCACAGGATAAATATGATGCCATTTTGAACATGGACGATGCGACAAAGAAAGCATTGGGTATTTCACAGGAACAATATACCAATATGGTTCTAAACGCTGAAAAGAATATGCAGGATGCCACAACTAAACGAAATAAGGCATACGCAGAATCAGTTGCAACACAACTCGATGCAGCTCAACAAATCGGAGAAGGATTTCAGCAAGTTTTAGAGGCGTTTGCCGGAGACAATGAAACATTGGCAGCATTTGCTAAAACTGTTGCATTATTTAACATCGCATTATCCACCGGGGAAGCCATTGCAAAAGGAATAGCAGCAGCACAAGACGTCCCATTTCCGGGAAACTTGGCAGCGATAGCAACTACAATCGCTGCCGTGTTGGCAAACGTAGCCAAGGCAAAACAGCTTCTTTCAAGCGAAAAGCAGCCCAAAGCCCCCAAATTTGCTACCGGCGGAATAGTTACGGGACAAGGCTCCGGTACATCTGACAGCATAGTAGCCAATCTTTCCAACGGTGAAAGCATCATGACGGCGTCGGCGACAAGTATGTTTGGTCCCGTATTGTCTGCGCTGAATCAAATCGGAGGCGGTGTACCTATCAATGTAGTACAAGCCGCTCAACAGCAAATCGGAGAAGATATGCTGACGCGTTCCTTTTCTCGTGCGCTCGAGAAGATGCCAAGGCCGGTAATGGATTATTCGGAATACACTGATTTTGTTTCAAAAGTAGAATTGCAGGAAAGATTAAGCAGACAATGAAAGTATTTGAACTATTAAACGCAAGCGAATCAATCATAAGACGATTCGAGAAAGCCAACGTTAATATAAGCGATTCTCGCTACATTCCCATGTATGAGGATTACAGCAGATTAAAAGCCGAAGGTCACAAAGTTACTTATACGGTTGCTTATTTATCTGAAACGTATAACATATCAGAACAAACAGTTTATAATGTGGTGAAAAAATTTGAAAAAGAGATATAACCATCTGTACTTTTTTTACTAAAATTTCTTTGTAGTTGAATTTCAAATATTTACTGTTTATCCTTAAACCAACTCTTTAACTTTGTCGAAAAAAAGATATGATAAATATTTCAGGAATCATAGGAAACGAATCAAGCCAATACTCGCTCGTAAAACTGATTCAGGACATCAAGGCGCAACCGGAAACCGAGCCCGTCCACATCATTATCAACTCTCCCGGCGGCGACGGTGAACTCGCATTTAATATGTACGATTATCTTCGTGGACTTGGAAGAACAATCACAACCGAATGCACCGGACAATGCGCATCGGCGGCATCAATTATATTTCTCGCCGGCGACCGACGCATAGCCGGTTGTCCTATAATGATTCACAACCCATGGACAGAAGTACAGGGAGATTCCGAACAGCTTAATCAGGCTTCAAAATGGATGGCGGACTTTGAAAAGCGCTGCGAGAAATTCTATTCCGAAAAAACGGGAATGGACGAAACAACAATTTCCAACCTGATGAAAAATGAAACGTACCTATCTCCTTCGGAAGCCGTTGCGCTTAACTTCGCAACCGAAGCACGTCAAACGGCTATGGCGCTACTTAATATCAACTTTAATAATAACAAAAACTCAAGCAAAATGACAGAGAAAAAGAATGGAGAAACCAAGCTCCAAAAAATTCTGGCAATCCTCATGGGTGAGGACGAGTCGGAAAAAAAGATGCTCGACTTAACCACGGCGGCGGGCGAAACTGTTTCCGTGCAAAGAGATTCAGGCGACCCGCAAGTAGGCGACTCTGCGAGTCCCGACGGCTCGTTTGTAATGCCCGACGGCTCTACTATCGTGATTCTCAATGGAGCAATCACCGATATTACTCCAGCGCCCGCACAACCCGCAAACAATGAACTGGAACTATTGAAAGCAGAAAATGCAAAATTGAAACAGGATTTGCAAGCGGCAAACGCAAATTCAAAAACGGCGGAAGAAGCCAACCAGTTAATGGCGGTTAAGATGGCAGGCGGTAGCGCTTGGCTTGCAAAGCAAGTTTCAAGCTATACCCCGCAGGTAAGGGCGGAAAAGCAAGCACCCGCTGAAATTCAGGGACGATTTCAAGACAAACTTGAAAAAGTAAGAGAGAAAAAATTACAAATGTATAAAAAGGCATAATTATGGCAAGTACAGGAAAACAATATGTTGACCAGTTTACTATAAGTAATCAGGGAATAATGGATTTGCGGGAACTGTTATTTTTAACAGTCTTGCAATTTGGCTCAATCAATGAAACCTTAGACTTGATGACGGGGGTTGTTCCCGGCTCGCGTCTGGGCGGAATTGGAGAAATGGAGCCGGTAGGACTTCCGGCTAACGGTTGCGAGCCGCAATGGAACGCTTCAAAAATAGCGACAATTGAAAAACTCTGGGAGCTTGGCGCTTATGAAATAGCAGAAAACACCTGTTATCAGGAATTAGAAGAAACGCTTGTCCAATTCTCTATGAAAACCGGAACGGACAGGGCTGACTTAACCGGTACGGACTTTATCGATGTAATTGTTGAGCCGAAGCTTACAGAGGCAATGAATAAGATGATTTGGCGTATGCTGTGGTTTGGAGATAAATTAGCTTCAAATTTTGACGATGACGGAGTTATCACCGACGGGGTTAATCCCAAATTATTTCAAATTTGCGACGGTTTATTCAAAAGACTTTTTGATATTACATCCGGCGTAAATAATACGCAGCGCGTGACCATTGCGGCCAATACCGCAGCAACAAAAGCCCTGCAAAGGTCAGGAATCCTTACGGCGGGAGTTGCAACCGGCATATTTGACAATCTGCTTTACAATGCGCCGATTAAGTTGCGTCAAAAATCGGATAAAATCTTAATGGTAACGCAATCGCTTGCAGACGCCTTGACGATTGACATTAAAAGAAATACCGGAAGTAACTTGCAATGGTCTGCCGTATTGGACGGACTTGGAAACGAAAGAAGCCTGATGACTACAACCGTTTACAACGGACAAACGATTCTCGCGCTTCCGATATGGGACGAAATGATTCAGACGTTTGAAGATTCAGGAACTGTATGGAATAAGCCTCACAGGGCTGTATATGCAAGCAAGGCAACGTTAAAGGGCGGAATCAACTCATCCAGTATGCTTGCCGATTTGCAGGTTTGGTTTTCACAGGACCAGCAAAAAAACTTCATGCTTGCAAGGGATAAAGTCGGTACACTGACTTGGGAAGATAATTTAATCATGTTTGCTTATTAAAATTTACAGATATGGGGGGATTATGTGACTACTTAATTAAACAGGACATCGGAATAAATTGCGATGATCTGATAGTACCGGGAATCGAAGCGAACGGCGTAATAATGAATCGTTACGATGTTGACTTTGAAGCGTCGATTACAGACGACATGGCAAATAACGTAATAAAAACGATTGTATTGAATCAGGGTAAGAAAGCATATTCGATATATGTTCCGCAATCGAATGCGTTTAACAATACGACAACGACAATGGAAAAGGGAACAAATCGAAATACGTTTACCAATGATTTAGGATTTGTCGTATTGGATAACGATCCGGATGTATGCAAAAATATAATCGACCAGTTGGCTAATGGAAAATTTATCGCAATTTATGAAAATAAGTTCAAAAATTTGCATAAGCTGGGTACTCCGGGCGATTCTTCATTCCAGATAGTTGGATGGTATCAGGGGTTAATTGCTGAAACGCTGGAAAACAACAAGTACAGCGCGGATACAGACGGAGGATGGAACGTTTTGCTCAAGGAAACCAAATGTCCAAAATCGGGAATTTTCCTCTATAATACAAGTTATTCGATAACAAAGCAGCAACTGCAAACATTATTGAATCCTCAGTGACCGAAAGAGAGGAAATATTATTAAAAATTGACGAATTGAAAGGGCGGTTAAACGTCCTTTCATATTCCGATATTTCACAAATAGAAAAACTCTATATTACCGTATTCCGCGTTAAAATAAAACAGTGCAATTGCGGAAAAACAGATAAATACAGGGATGCACTATCAGAAATTTACTATTACTTACAAAAAAACAAAAACTTCATGGAAAAGAAATCAAATTACATGTTAAAAGCCGGCGTAATACTCCAAATGCCGAGCGACATAAACGTATATACAAATGCAAACCTTACGGATGATGTCGCTGAAAGATATTTGAAAGACAATATCAAGCGAGAAAATCTATTCCAAGTAAAACCGGAAGACTGGATGGACAGGATAAACGGAAAAGAAAAAACAACAACTAAAAACAAGAACGACAATGGCAACAAAAAAAACAGCTCCAAAGAATCCGAAGCGCAAACCGTGCTGACGCCGGAAGAAAAAAATACGGAAGCAAAACATCCTGATATCTTGGATTAATGAATGTTAAAACGGTAAAACGGACGGAAAAGCGGTTTGATGTTCCTGTTATCACAAACTTGGATATTCAAGCATGGGG